CAGAAGTTCTTCAAAATGATCTTATCCGGCAGACGTATGAATTGAATAACTGGAGTACAGATCGCATGGGGCACTTTGATTACGATGGCATTGAACCCGCTGATCTAGAAACCTTCTCTAAGGCTGTACAACGCATGGGTGCTACGGGCTATCTTCCTAAGAGCCTTGAAGTTGTTAATGCAGTACTGGATAGCCTCGGTATTGACCAACTTCCTGAAGGAACAGTCATTGAAGATATTCTTCCTGATGCAACCACAAGAGCAGGAGATGGAATGGCTGCTGGTGGTCTGAACGGCACAAGTAGTTCTGCTGCCAGTAATGATACCTCAAGTCTTAATATGGATAACGCAGCCTGATTAATAGAAACAGATAAATTAATAATTCAATATTTACTTGACGTAAAATTCACTTGTAATTATTACAAAAGTATGATATAATTGATTTATCTGTTGTCTAGAATTAAAAAAGAAAGAAAAGATGCAGAAAGAAACAACAAAAAATGTTTCGGTCGCTAAAGCACTCAATGAAGAACTCCAACAAGTTACTTACGTGGCGATGAAACCGGGAGTTGACCTTCATGGAGACATGGTGGACTTGGAAACCGTGAGACTTGCAAAAGAGTCTTTCAATAAGTCAGCCCAACGGGCTAATCTTTTTCACCTAACAATGACGGACGCTTTTGAAGTCATTGAGTCTTACCTGATTCCTTGCGACGTTACGCTTAATGAGCACTTTGTAGAAAAGGGTTCATGGTTGATGACATTACAAATTCATGATCCTGATGTTTGGGAGATGATTAAGTCAGAAGATATTAATGGTATCTCTATTGGTGCTATGGCCGAAGTGGAAGATTTGTAATTTTATCGCAAAGATAGGGGGCACCCGACAAGGTAATTCATCACTATCTTCTTTGTGAACTATTTGATGAATTTCTTGATGGGGAATTATGGAAAATATATTTTATGTGTACCTTCACAGACGTAAGACTGACAATAAAGTTTTCTACGTAGGTAAGGGTAAAAATAATAGAGCATTTGATAAGACTAATAGATCACGATGGTGGAAAAATGTCGTTGATAAGCATGGAGTAGAAGTAGAGGTTGTATTTGATAATCTTTCTGAAAAAGATGCGCTCCAAGTAGAAAAAGATACTATTCTTGAATTTAGATATTTTGGACACCCTCTTGTAAATATGACGGACGGGGGTGAAGGTATGAGTGGACATAAACCATCAGAGGAAACTAGGGCTAAAAGGTCTAAATCATTAAAGGGTAAAAGGCACTCTGAAGCCCATAGACTAGCTATAAGTAAGACTATGTCCAAAAGGAAGGGACTTATTTGCTCAAATGCAGATAGAAACATTTATAAATTCATCCATATTACAAGTGGTAATGAGTTTATAGGTACTCGAATAGACCTTTGTAATACCTTTGGCGTATCTCCATTATCTCTACGAAGTTTATTCGGTAGTCAACCTCACGCTAAAACTTGTCATGGCTGGAAAGTAATAAAGGAAAACAATGACACAAAAACCGAAGAGAAAACTGAAGAACATTGATTTTTCAGATGATACGAGCCACATTGCACTTGTATCAAAACACCAGGGAGGCCCTGCATCTGGTGCCAATTATAACTTGGTTTTGAAAAATGTAGAGGGGCGTTCTCCAGAATTTATTGAGAAAGTTCAATCTATCCAAGTTGAACTCAGCCTCCCAGATTTTCTTTCTAGATTTTTCGGACTTTGGTGTGAAGATGCTGAAATTCTCGCTCGACTGCTTGGATATATTCCGGAAGAACAAGAAGACGGGTGGGATTATGAAGATTATATTGAAGAGAGACTTTCTGCTTTCACAATCATTAAGTCCCTACACGAAGCAAAGAGCCTCCCAGACGCCCTTTCAAAATTAACCGAACAAGACTATCTTGATATTTTGACCGATCAGGCATTGATTGAGAAAGCCCTAAAAGAATTTGACAGTAAAAAGTCAGATACCTCAACCAACGTTGAGAATACAAAAGTTGAGGCATCTGCCTCGAAAGTTACTAAAAATAAAAAGGAAAAGCAAATGGCTACACCTGAAATGGTTGAAAAGTCCGAGCTAATCGCCCTGCAAAAATCTCTGGATGACCAACGGGTTGCTCTGGAAAAGGCTCTTGCAGACGTTAAGCAATACGAAGATGAAAAGAAAGAAGCAATTGTAAAGTCCAAGACTGATGCTGTCAAGGCTGTGGTTAAGGATGAAAAGCAAGCTGCTGTGGTTGTGAAGGCTGCTCTGGCACTGGAAGACCAATCTGATTTTGATGCACTGGTTGAAGTGTTCAAGAGCATGAATGACCTGCTGGAAAAGTCCGGTCTGTTCCAAGAACAAGGTGTGAGTGCTGAAGCCTCTGAAGACAAGCCCGGTGAAACCAAACTGATGAAGGCTCTGAAGGCTCGTCATCAAGCAAAACAATAATAATTAGGAGAATAAAATGGCTGTGATTTCTACAAGTCTGCACACGATTTCTAACGTTGTCAAGCACGAATATGGTGCTGACTATGCTTACTGCAAGAAGCTGGTAACGGTTAATGACACTGCTGGTACTCTGGCAATTGGTCAAGTTCTTGGCAAGGTAACTGCTGACGGCAAGTACAAGCGTGCTGTTCAAACCTCTGTTGATGGTTCGCAAAATGCTGCTGCTATCGTTGCCGCCGCTAAGACCATTGCTGGTACGACCGATACGCAAGTTCTGGTTTACTTCCGTGGCCCTATGGGTGTGAGCAAAAATGGTCTGGTTCTGGATGCAACGTATGATACCGCTCCTGAAAAGGCTGCTGTGTACGCATCGCTGGAAGCTCTGGGTATTCAGTGCCTCGATACCATCTAAAGTCTAAACAATAATAAATACAAGGATTAAAAATGGCTCTGTATACTTCTTCTACCAGCAACTTTGAAGTTGTTGATCGCACAAATGAGATTCTGGTACTGCCACAGAATTGGACCCTCATGAATGATTCCGGTATGTGGAACGAGGAATTCCTCGCTACTCGTACTGTTACTTTTGAAGAGCGTGGTGGGCACCTCTTTATCGTCAAGGATCAAGTCCCTGGCGCTGCTCCTCAAACCACTGGTAACGACCTGCGTAAGCTGCACAGCTACCCAATGTCGCATCACCCTTTCATGGACGCCCTGCTTCCTCAAGACATTGCCACCGTGCTGCGTCCTGGTGCTCTGGCTCCTGAACTGGACAGCAAGGATCGTGCCCTGATGGTGAAGATGGAACGTATTCGTAAGTCCTACGACCGTACTATTAACTTCGCACGTTTCCGTACTATTGCTAACGGCGATTTGTGGGCACCAAACGGCACCATTGCAGGGAACCTGTACACTGATTTTAATATTACCCGCCAAAACGTTAATTTCGATCTGGCTACGGCTACGACTGACATTATCGACAAGTGCCAACAAGTTATTTCTAACTTCCAGTCACAAGCTACGGAAGGTCAAGAAATTCAACGTGTGGTGGCATATTGCTCCCCTGGTTTCTTCTCTGCTTTCATTGCTCACCCGAAGGTTCAAGCTGCTTACAATATTTATGCTGTTGCTCCTCCTCAGCAAATCTCGCGCGATCGCGCAGGTGGCATGGCTCTGTATCGTCGCTTCACCTTCAGCAATATTGAGTGGATTGAAGTGACTCAAAGCATTGACGGTACTCCTCTGGTTGATACCGACAAGTGCGTGTTTGTTGCAGATGACGGCGATGGTGCTTTCATGACCTACTACGGCCCACCTAACCGCTTTGGTTACGTGAACACTCCTGCGGAACGTACCTACATGTGGACTTTTGAAGACCCACGCGGTACGCAAGTGCATATCGAAGCCGAAATGAATTTCATCAACCTGCTCCGTCGCCCAGGATTTGTTTCCGGGGGCAGTAAAGCGGCACTGTAAAGTGAACTAATTGGATTCTTACGAATCCTTTTAATGCAGAGTCTTGATTTCTTCAGGATTCTGTGTTAAAATTCTAATTTTAGACAAAGGCTAGCTCGACGGAGCGAAAAGACTGACTATCCACCAGTCCTGCCATTTGTTACTTAGTGGAGATTCGGGAGAATAATGCAAGAAGATAAGAATTACTGTGTTTATTTGCACAGAAATAAAAAGACAAATGAGGTTTTCTATGTTGGAAGCGGAAGACCTAAAAGGGCACAGGAAAAAGCTCAAAGAGGGCCAAACTGGAAAATAATTGCAGACTCTGATGGTTTCGTTTCTGAAATAGTTAAAGATAATTTATCAAAAGACGAATCTCTCAAATTAGAATTCAACCTCTATGAAGAATACTCTAAGATTACAACGCTTGCTAATCACCACGCACCAAAGAAACTGAAAGTTTTTCCGGTTGAATTGATTAAGGAAAATCTTTATTATGATGAAACGAGTCCCACTTGTTTACGTTGGAAAACTGAATTAAGAACTAATCACTCTGGCTTACGACACACCCCCGGTGACATTGCGGGTAATCAAACTCAGAAGATGCGTAAAGTTAGAATAGGTGGTATTAGTTATTCGGTACATAAAGTAATTTGGTTTTTACATGACAATACTGTACCAAGAGGGTATGTTGTTGATCATATTAATGGTAATCCTCTAGACAACCGGATTGAAAACCTGAGAGTAATAACTCAAGCAGAAAATTCCAGAAATAAGCGAAGTTGTGGCAAAAACAGTTCTGGTGTTACTGGAGTTATTTTGTTTAAACGTGGCGGTAGAACAGACCAATGGCGGG